AGTGAAGATAGATACCCAGGTGGCTTAGTCCCTTGGACTTATCTGGCTATGCCAGCTTTATTAGAAACAGATGATGACCCTGATAAATGGTTAACTCTCTGGGCAGAATCTGACCAACCCTTTGATGGACAGAAGGAAGAAGATAGAAACCCTAGTGGACTCTATCCTAGATGGTCCGGACGTAACCTTTTTAACGAACGACAATCTATGGATCCCTCTACTTGGGCTTTGATTTACCAGCAACAAGATATCTCTGACGATGCCATCTTTGACCCAGTATGTGTTCGTGGTTCTATAGATGGTATGCGTAAATCTGGCAGATTAGTTCCAGGTCACCCTGGTCATCCTAAAGATATGAATGGTTTTTCTATTGTCTGTGGGCTAGACCCAGCAATGGTTGGCGATACCGCCGCTATCTGCTATGCCATAGACCGCATATCACATAAGCGTTACATTGTAGATGCTATTAAAATTACTAGACCCACCCCTGCTGCTATTAGGCAGTTAATCTTTGACTGGACCAACCTCTATGCTCCTAGTGAGTGGGTTGTAGAAAAGAACGCCTTTCAATCTTTCTTAACTCAAGATGAAGGTATCCGTCAGCAACTTGCTTCTAAAGGTGTACTGCTTAAAGAACACCATACCGGTTCTAATAAATGGGATTCTGGTTTTGGTGTAGCTTCTATGTCTACCCTCTTTGGAACTAAACAACACGATGGTAAGCACCACCGAGATAATCTTATGCACCTTCCTTCGGATCAAACCGAGAACGTGAAGGCTTTAATAGAGCAACTTATTACTTGGTCGCCTACTACCAAGGGTAAGACCGATATGGTTATGGCTCTATGGTTTTGTGAGATTAGAGCGCGAGAGATGCTTAACCAAGGTATCCACGCAGTACACCATATGAAGAATCCATTTTTGTCGCGTAGCGAACGCGCAAAACGCACAGTAATCAATCTCGATGAACTGTTCGCGGAACAAGAACGTACATTCATCTAACTAGGAGATAACAATGGCAGCCAAGAAAGTTAAAGCATCAGATATGGGGCTAACCTCAAAGCAAGTAAAACAAATTATTGCTCAATTAGAAGCATCTATACCAGCAGCAAATAATAAAGCAGCAAAAGCTGCTATCAAAGCAGGTGCTAAAACAGTAACAGATAAAACTACTGGTAAAACTTATACCGCTAGGGGTGGTCGCGGTGGCGGTCTTGGTGGTGTCCTTGGAATGAGAATAAGATAATGGCTACAGCTAAAAAACCAGTTGTTAAAAAAGTAGTAGCAAAGAAGCCAGCAGCAAAAAAACCTACTATGCCTACAAAGCGTCCTATGGTTGGCGATGATAAAGCATTTAATAAAAAGTACGGTTCTAAATCTTGGAATAATGGTTATACAAACTAATTTAAGGAATCCAATTGTTATCAACTAAAGAGGTAGTAGCTAAAGTCGAAAGACTTAAAACACGCTACGCTGCTCGTGACCAGAGGATGCGCGATGTACTCTCTGTGCGTCAAGGCGATATCTCTAAAGTTTATCCAGCAATGTTTTCTGAGGACTATCCAAAGCCTCTAGTTGCTAACTTTGTTGATGTAGCTGCTAGGGACTTAGCAGAGGTAATGGCACCACTGCCATCTTTTAACTGTGCTGCTACCAATATGGTGTCAGATACCCAGCGCAAGGCAGCAGATACTAGAACTAGAATTGTTAATCATTATATCTCTGCATCAGAGTTACAGATTCAAATGTATCAAGGTGCTGACTGGTTTAATACCTACGGTTTGCTTCCAGCAATTATCGAGATGGATTACGAAACTAACAATCCTCGGATCCGTTTATTAAATCCTTTTGGAGTCTATCCAGAAGTTGATAGGTTTGGTCGTTGTATCTCATTAACGCAGACAACTACATCCGATGCTGAAACTTTAGCAGCGCAGTATCCAGAGTTTTATTCTCAGATTATCCCACAGAATTCTTATACTCAGTCATCTCCTTATTTAACCTTAGTTCGCTATCACGACAAAGACCAAGACTTAATCTTTATCCCAGAACGCAAGAACCTAGTTCTAGCCAACATTCCCAACCCAGTTGGTAAGTGCTTAGCTCAAGTTGCTTTCCGCTCATCTTTAGATGGCGAAGCACGTGGTCAGTTTGACGATGTACTTTCCGTCCAACTTGCCAGAGCAAGATTTGCAGTGTTACAAATTCAAGCAGCAGAAAAATCTATTCAGGCTCCTATTGCTATTCCACAAGATGTGCAAGAACTTGCTCTTGGTCCAGATGCCATTATGCGTTCTGCCAATCCACAAGGTATCCGCAGAGTTCCATTAGAACTACCTGCTGGAGTCTTTACTGAGTCCGGTGTATTAGAGCGTGAACTTCGTATTGGTGCCAGATATCCAGAAACTAGAAGCGGTAACATTGATGCTTCTATTGTTACTGGTCGTGGCGTACAGGCTTTACAGGCTGGTTTTGATACACAAATTAAAGCAGCACAAGCACACTTTGCTAAATTCTTTACAACACTCGCAGCACAATGTTTTGAGATAGATGAAAAAATCTTTGGTAACATAGTTAAAACTATTAAAGGTGTAGATGACGGAACACCATTTACAATGAAGTACACACCTAGCCGCGATATTAACGGCGAATATGGTGTAGATGTACGCTATGGAATTATGTCCGGTATGGATCCTAACCGAGCCATCATTGCATTATTACAAATGCGCAGCGATAAACTTGTTTCAAGAGATTATGTCCGACGAGAAATACCTATGGAGCTAAATGTTACCCAAGAAGAACAGCGTGTGGACATCGAAGAAATGCGTGATTCTCTACGCGTTGCTGTTGCTCAGTATGCTCAAGCTATTCCAGCACTTGCAGCGCAAGGACAAGACCCTACTCAAATCATTAGTAGAATTGCTGAAGTCATTAAGGGCAGACAAAAAGGATTACAACTGGAAACAATAATTGAAAAAGCATTTGCTCCAGAACCAGTGCCAGTACAAGCTCAACCAGTACCTGGTCAACAACCTATGACTCCAGCAACGGGTGCGGTTCCCGCCCCTGCCTCGCAGCCAAATCAAACTCCACAAGGTGGTGCAACCCCCGCTGCTGGTCAACGTCCAGATATAGCAACTTTGCTCGCTTCAATAGGCGGCGCAGCATAACCGAGGAGGTGTATAAATGAATAAAGGATCACGTCAACCAGCATCAATGGCAAAGCCAGTTGAGGGAAAGAAAGACACCTCTAAGCCAGTAGGCAGTAAAGTGTTTTTCGGTATGACACCAAAAGGTCGTAAAGGAAAGAAGGCTTAACAATTTTTCGTCGGAGGTACTGGATAGTGGATGATAAAGATTTCGTTACACGTCCAGTACGCTCCGCAGATTTCTTAGTTATACTTGCAGGATTTTTTCATAACATTACAGGTTCATTTCACGGACTGGCAGATGAGTTCTTAGAATTAGCGGTATACAATGCAAACCGCAAGAGTAAAGTTTCCAAAGCGTGGGAACAGATGACAAATGATTTAGAAACATTACAGGAGGACTAAATGGGAGATACAAACCCGCTTACCGGCGTATCTGGTCCAGGCAAGTTCGCTGTACGAGAAGATTTACCACCATCACAAAATTATGGTGACCGCAAAATGATGCAAGAAAATATTGCTGGTGCATCTACACGCCCAAATCCAGATGTAAACCCTACTGTAAAACCAGAACCAGTTGTAGAGCTATTTGCTCCGAGTGGTAATAAAGCCCAAGATGTAATGGCTGGCGTTGATATGGGTCCAGATGTTGGCTCTAACGCACTTGGTATGACAAAGGTAACTGTAAAACTTTCTGATACTTTAGCGAAGATGCTTCCATATGATACTACTGGAGAGATTGCGGTATTATATCAGCAAGCGCTAGCGCGAGGTGATTAGTGGCTGATAAACTAACGGCAGCAGCAGCAGCCGCAGGTTTGACAGAAGCAGAACGTAAAAGCATTGATGCTTTAAGTAAGAGTATTGCTGTTCATCGTGAACTTTCAAACCTTCCACAAAATGTTGCTTCACAAGCATATAACTCTAAAACTCCAGCGCAACAAAATGCTCTTACAAATGTAGCTGGTAAAGAAGATCCTGCGACCAAACCTAAGAGTGGTTGGTTTTCAACTGCTTGGCATTATTCAGGTGGCGCAGTAATTGGTGCTTTAACTGAAGCATCTGATCTTATGACCCGTTTGTATCGAACCGGTGCTATTGCGCTAGAC